CTTCGTGAGTTGAGATCCCTTACTGGTGCCGAGCGCCGTAAAGCGCTTGGTCACGAGTATCTGAACGTTGAGTTCGGCTGGAAACCATTTGTTGCCGATCTGCAAGCTATTGCGCATGCAGTCGTACACGTCGACGAGCTTCTTGCTCAGTTCGATCGTGACTCGAACAAATTGGTGCGAAGGAAGTATGAGTTTCCACTTCACAGGGAGTTTAGTTCAGTAGTTTTTCGGAACGGTGTTAGTCCTTGGACTAACCCGTCTTCGTCACTACTGACGAGCACTTCCTTGAACCAAGGGCAGGTGATCCGGTCATACGAGTTGACCAGACGTCAGTGGTTTTCTGGAGCATTCGTGTATTATATCGACCCCAAGGACGTTAAGTCCTTTCGAGGGAAGATAGCACGTCATGTCCAGCAGGCCAGGCATTTGCTTGGCTTGTCACTGACTCCAGATGTTATCTGGAACATTGCCCCTTGGAGCTGGGCTTTCGATTGGTTTTCCAATACGTCCGAAGTTCTTCAGAACTGGACGGATTGGGCCATCGATAGCCAGGTTTTGGCATACGGGTACATGATGGAACATTCCATCGCTAAGTACACGTATACCTTCGTGGGTCCCACAGGCTATCGCGCAGTGGGTCCACGGCCTCCTGATGTTGCTATGACCAATGAGGTCAAGCAACGGATTCAGGCAACCCCTTATGGGTTCGGCGTTTCTGAGGCGGCTCTTAGCCTCCGTCAGAAAGCCATTGTCACGGCACTCGGGCTTACCCGAGCAAAGTGACATCGTTGTTGCTCGTGCTCTAAACGCCACTAGGAAACCCTTTCGGGTTTCTAGGAGTGATGCCCTTGTCGTTCACCGACCCACAGTCAATCACCGTCAATGCGGTGACCTCGCCTCTCCCCCGTACGGAAACGGACGGGGATTCGGCGAAGTACACCTCAGCTGACGGCCTTCTCCAGCTCTCTGCCAGCCATCAGTATGGCCGGCGGACCCGGAGAATGCTGCGGATCGACCAGTCGAAGCTCGCCCCGGATCCGTTCAAGCCGGTGGAGAACGTCAAACTTTCGATGGGTTTGTACATCGTGTTTGACCTCCCCAATGCCGGCTTTTCGAATACCGAGGCGATGTACCTGTATACGGGGTTCAAGACCCTGTATACGGGCACTTCCGACGCGTTGATCAACAAGCTGCTCGGCGGCGAGTCCTAACGGACTCGTGCCGGCTTGCCTGCTGATAGCGGGTCGCCAATGCAAGATGATTCAACTTCC